AAAGAGTTTCGTTATCAATCATAATTAATTTATCTCCTTCATTTGATAAACCAATTATAACACACTTTTCCTTGTTTGTCAATACCTAAATCAAAAATAAATCAAGAATTTTTCGGCCCGGGCAATTCCTTATAAGTCCAATAGTATCCTCCGGACTTGTATTTTGGTTTGTCTATTTCATCATTCTTGGCACAAGAGCGACGTATATTTAGAATTCCGGTCGCGCGCTCTGCCTCTGCGGTAGAATTGTAAGTGGCAATCAGATTCAGACTCAAATCATATTGATATACTAACTTGGCCAAGTATTGTCCGGCACTTCTTTTTATTCTTTCTTTTCCATCGATGTTCAACTGCTACATCTCATAGCAAAGAGTTTGCTGTGATAAACCGTAATATTTTTGGATCTCACCAACCGTCTTTCCTTCTTCCCACATTTTCTTTATACCTTTTAAGCGCTGAAGATACTCAAAGTTCCCAGACTACTCTCCGCCTGCCTAAGTATTATATCCAAATTTTGGATTATTACTTTTGTATAATTGAATATAGTATACTTCGCGCGCATTGGCCTCTTCGCGCGACTCAACCTTTTCAAGTATTTCATACTGGAAATTATCCCAACCATATTTTTGAATTGCGCGCCAGAATAAAGGGCAAGATTGGTATCCTTTACCGTCACGTTCTGCGCGCCCGCGCTGTGTGGTTTTACAAGTCTAACCAATATAATGTTTTCCGGATGGTGAAGTATATTTATAAATGGTAATCATTTTATTACCTCCTTTTCTGTTCTATATATAAGTAATATTTTGACACAGAAAGTATATAATTTTGACACAGAAAGTTGAAAAATCGCGCCCGGGCAAAGTCCACCAGTGGTGGACGATTTGCCTTAGATGAATTCAGGGATGCGTTCGCCCATTGCCTTGGCAAAAGCAACTGCAATGCCAGTGGACAGTTCGAACTTGTCATCGCCATGAGGGGAAGTTGCACCCATATGGATACCAGTGTATCTGTCATAGACAGACACAACCACCGTTTCTCCAAGAACCTTATAGATTGCATTGGAGTGGTGCAGGAAAGCAGAATGATATTCACGAATCCACGTCTTGCGACGAGTTCTGCGAACCTCTTCGCGCCTTGCCTGTTCCATGCCACATTCAAGAAGCAGGTTGGAGAGTTCGGCATCAGTCAGTTTGGACAGAGAAAAAGAATTGATGGTTTTCATAGAAATCATTTCCTTTCTGTTTTTGTATGTTAATTATATCATAGATTTTTTGATTTGTCAAGGGGTTTTTGGTGGAGATGATGGGAATTGAACCCACTTGCAACCCTCTGCGAGACGATGGCTATTCACCACTGCACCCCTCGATGTTCCTCACCGACCCATCCCCATATCCCCTTGACTCCTATATAATATCACATCCCACACCATTTGTCAATAGTTTTTCCAGAAAATTTTTTTCGCCCGGGCGCCGTCCACGAGGGACGGACGCCCAAAAGGAGAATTACTTCTCCTTCTTCTTGGCTTCGGCTTTCGCCTTGTTCTTGGCAGTTTCCTTCGCCTTGGCTTCTGCCTTGGCTTTCTTCTCTGCCTGCTTCATCTGGTAGTCCTCTGCCATAGAGTAACCATCATAAGCATCGCCATCTCTGGAACCAGTAGGCACCTTGAAGGTCAGCACCAGCCACTTTTCGTTGCCATCCTCATCCACCACAGGCAGTGCGATTTCATTGGAGCCGACACGCAGTACCTCTTCGCCCACATTGGTCAGATGTTCGCTGACCCCCTCCAGAAAACGAATCTTGATTTCCTCATTGAGAACCTTGGTAGTCTTTGCCATTACGCTTCACATTCCTTTCTTGATTGTATAAGTATTATAGCATAGATTTTTGTTTTTGTCAAGTGGTTTATTGAATTTTTTCAGAAACTTTTTTACATAACTTGCTGAAAGGCTCGCCAATTAATTCTTCCCAAACTTCGCTCGCCTTGCGATCATCGAAAGCCATTGGCGAAAGAATATGCTTTGCCACATATTCCAGAATCTCGTCTGCTTCTACTTTAGTCATTTGTTTCACCTCTTGATGATATTATAACGCATAGTTCTCTATTTGTCAAGACTTTTTTGTTTAATATCATCCACGGATCCACGCGTATCACGCGCCCGGGCAAAGTCATTCATTTCTGAATGACCTTGTCGAAACTTACCCAAGAACTCCATTCCTCAAAATGGACCACATCGCGCAGTGAAATTGCTTTGTCGCAACCATTCATCATCATCAGAGAGTAAGTCGCATTGTCACCACCACATAAGACTTGGATGGTTTTCTTTTCCATAGCATAGGCATAACCTGCTTCCCAAGCAGTGCCAGAATCAGAATACATACCGAAGTTGAGAATCATCACCATTTCGCACTGACGAATCGCTTCGATATCATTCAGATAAACTTGTTCTGCCCAATCTTTATTGGACAAATCCCAAGCATTCTCAATGGTATGCTCTTGAGGTACATATACTTCATGACCTGTATTGCGAAGATCGTTGATTACATTACGATAGATTGCAACCTCTTCGGTGTTGAAGAAGGGAGAAGCCAGATAGATTTTCATATTTTTATTTCCTTTCCTTTTTGTAATTAAATTATAACATAAATTTCAAATTTTGTCAAGTTTTAATTTTGATTTTCTGAAAATTTTTTGCCCGGCCAAATAAAATGCGCCCAGTGGGACTGCCCACTGGGTCGACTTTAATATATTTTACAAATTCACATTCTAGTAGTATCTACCAGTATAGACTTGCTAGAATGATATAGACGTCTTGAATCAGGTCGCCGCACCCTATGGCATTGTTGGGAGCCACCCCTAAGTCCAAGTCATATAAGTCCTCCAAACTATTCTTCGGTGTGAATTCGACCACCGAGCCAAGCATCATCGGTGGCAAGCATCAATATCAACCCAAGCAAACTACTAAACAATCATTAGGCATCACCCTTTCCTTTTGTAAATTTATTATATCATAACAATCTTATTTTGTCAATTGTGCATATTGCACAAATTTGCCCGGGCGCGAGGTGGGGTAGGCGCACCTACCCCACAGCCACTCACTCCTCAGAGGGAGTGGTGGCGATGGCGTACTGCTTGACAGCACCCTTGCCCTTGACCTTGACCTCAGTCACAGTCAGAACACCGTCCTCGACGAGCTGACGGCACAGAGCAGAAGCCTTGGAGGTGGAAACCTCGACCTCGCCGTTGGTCAGAGCCACACCGATGGCAGAAGCCACCATAGCACCCTTTTCCTTGAGCAGTGCCACAATGGATTCCTTGATGGGAGCATTGGCGACAGCAGTCTTGGAGGGCTTGGACTGACGCTTAGCGTTAGCGGCGTCCATCTTCGCCAGCTCAGACTGAGCCTTGGCGACAACATCTGCAGGAGCGTTGGGGATAGCCATAACAGCTTCGTGGTACTTACGCATGGTCATTTCGTTGGTAGTCATAGTAAAGTCCTTTCTGTGCATTTCGCACTTGGCGATGGTCGCCACCCATTTTTTATTTACCAGAGGTTCCTGTCCTCTTGGTGTCTTTATTATACCACACTTTGTGGAGTTTGTCAAGAACTTTTTTTGATTTTTCAAATCTTTTTTCTTGACCTTGACTTGGTTTCCCTTACCTTGTATACATATTGTATCACAAGTTGGGGAGTTTGTCAAGAGGGATTTTAGAAAATTTGAAAATTTTCAAGGGGAGTCAGATCCTTTATTTAATGACCCATTCCCTCCTGACATGGATATATTATCACATCCATAAGCAAATTGCAATATGGAATGTTGCACAAAAAGCATATCGCATGAATCACTCTGTTTGTGCAAAATGACGGGCGCCCGGGCAAAAGGCGCACATATCGTGCGCCCAGTCTTTAGTGGATAGGAGTGGTGGTCTTGAGTCCACCATTGTGTCTTTCGGCATACTGAATGGACTTGATAGGGTCTTCACCATAATGCCAGTTAACCAGTTTGGCTTCGCCCAGTTCAGTACACAGACACTCTCTGTAGTAGGAATACTGTTCGTATCCCTTGATGGGTTTAACCACCAGCAGACCACCATCTCTGAAAAAGGCACAGAGCCAACTACGCAGAGTTACTCTACCAAAGTACAACTTGCCATCCTCAAAGCCATACGCAATAACATTCTTAAACATATCGATCAGTTCCTTTCGTTTTGGTACCCTAATTATAGCATATGAATTCGAGTTTGTCAATACCTTTTTCCAGAAAATTTTTCGCCCGGGCGCTCAAGGGTCACCGCAGACCCTTGAGAACCTCGATGATGTTGTTGACATCATATGCGGTGCCAGTCCAGTTTGCTCTGTTGGGGGTTTCATCGTCGAACAGAATACCAGTTGCGAACTCGACCACTTGATGCTTGGGAGTGCCATAGGGAACAATCACAACCTCGTCCCAGTTGACGCTGTGCAGGTGGCGGTTGAGCCATTCAACCTTGGTGGCGGTAACAGCTTCGTTGAAATCAGCAGTTCCGCTCTTGCTGAGCCAACTCACGATTCCGATGTGCCAACCATCAGCTTGTAGGCGATTCAGCAGGCGAGCCAGGCTGTTCATATTCAGCAGAGGCTGAGCCACTCTGTAGGGGGTTGGGTCGCTGGCGATGAGGGAGTCAAGCCAGTGGGGAACACCATAGAAGTTGGCGATTGTGCCATCCATATCGAAGTAGATTGCTTTAGTCATTTGTATCATTTCCTTTCTTTTTTGTACCTTAATTATACACCAGATTTTTTAATTTGTCAAGTCTTTTGGAGAAAAAATTTTTGGAAAGCGCCCGGGCCAAAATGGTCAAGGGTTAACCTCGACCACTCTGTTCATATAGAGGAAAGACAGAATGCCTTTGACTCTTTTCAGTTCCTCAATGGCAATAATTTCGCCATCATTTGCATTTGCCAGAATAATGGAATCGTCATAAATATTCTGCAAATCTGTGAGAACTTGCATGGTCTTGTCAATTGCCTGGATTTCTTCGAAAGAAAAATTGTGGACATTGAATCTCTGAATAGTAGTGGTCATAGTAGTTAACTCCTTTTCTTTTTGTACTCCTATTGTATCATAGATTTTCAATTTTGTCAAGTATTTTTTTTGCCGGGCGCGATGTGTGGGCGAACCCACACACGCACACGAAGAGAGGAAACTGAGGTATTGTATCGCACATAATCCCCTATTACTTCAACCTCTGGGGCACTGGTTCACATTTATATACCGCAAATGCGAACACCTTGCGGTCGGATCATTGGGTAGAGGACTTACTCGCTCTCGTGGGCACCCACCTTTCGTGGTCGCCTCACCCTCCCCTTTTGTACCCTTATTGTATCATAATTTGGGCGATTTGTCAAGAGGTTTTTTACATTTTTTTTCGAGGATGGTTCGCGCGACCTTTACGCCCCGAGGACGCTACCCTGTTGCGACCTCTCCCCTTGACAATGATAGTATACCACAGACTGCATTAAAAGTCAAGAACTTTTTCAAAAATTTTTTAGTTAGCAATGGCTAACTCGGCGCCCGGGCGAAAAATGGGCGTCATAAATGACGCCCACCATTTTCAATCCGTCGAATGGTATCCATGGGAACACTGTCGGAAGTATTACATAAATGAGGGGCGATAAGAATAAAACCCACGCAAGCAATTCCCAAAATAATCCAGAAAATCAGTTCAGCATCCATATTATTTTAACCTTTCCAAAATATCAGAATTTTCATCCATGAGTTTTTCCAGAATTTTTACGCAAAAAGTTTCGTATTCTCCCCTTGCAGTAAGATAGGAAATATAATTTTCACAAGTTTCTTTTCCTACCCATTTATCATATGCACGTTCCATTTTTTCACGAAGTTCCCAGTATTTTTCTTCCATATTCTTTCTCCCTTTGTTTTGTGTCTTAATTATATCATATTTTTTTTAAAAAGTCAAGAACTTTTTTCAAAGGCACGGGCAATCCGCGCACTATACACGGACCCGTGTGTATCATATCACCCGGGCAAAGGAAGGAGAGTTATGTACTCTCCTTTGCTCTGTATATGCACTTACAATCTCTTACATTCCAACCGATGGACTTGCAAGCCTGTGCCATACTCTTGCCAGTGGCGGTGGCGGCTTCGTTTGTTTTGTTATTCTTGATTTCAAAGTAGTACATTTTAATTCTCCTTAGTCAATATAGTCAACTGCTACCACAGTCCATTCGATGGGAGTGATCTTTGCTCTCTTAAAAGCGTCCTTTGCATTGTAGCCGAAGATCACATCAGTTTCCAGGGTCTGATTGTTTTCAATAATGTATTCGTACATGGTATTTAACTCCTTTGTTCTTTGTACTTGTATTATAGCTTGTTTACTGTCCAATAAACTGGACTTTATGGTGTTTGAGGACTTAGTCCTCAAAAGTTGCCCATACCCATTCTTGGAAGTAGGTAAAGAAACAGCCGTGGCAGACATGACCTGCAGTGAGATCGATGTTCCGTGCAGTTGCCCATTCGGTCAAGTCTACGTCCTCGTCCTCATATAATGCAATCAGCAGGGCGGTTTCTTCTTCCCAGGCTTCAAAAGTCAAAGCGTCGAAATATTCGTGAATGGTCATCATTTTTATTACCTCTTTTTTTTACAATTGGGTTTCGCTCTTGCTCATCAGAGCCGGACTCTTACCGGCTGACCCTGTGGGGAGGGTGGCTCTTAGAGCCGACCCTCCAACCACTTAATCATCTTGGAGGAGGTCTTTTTCAGTCTGACCTTGTAGCGGATTTCCTTACCGCTCTCTCTTACCAGACCAGCGAATTCTTCGAGGAATTCCTTGAATTCATCAGCGTTCATCTGGTAGAACCAGAACTCGCCATCGACTTCGATGGAGTAGATCCACATGGTGCTGTGGACTCTTGCGAAGTATTCAGCGATGATACTAGCTTTATCATCACCATACAGGCAAGCGAGGCTTGCACCGCTGGACTTAACGCTTGCGTTCAGCTCCTCGATATCGCTTCCCTTGTCAAAGGGAACATGGTCGTTATCATAGCCGAAGCCATAACCAGCCCATTCAGAAACGACAGCTTCGTGGCGGTTGCCGTCGTTGAAGTAGTGAACACCGTCAACGGTGTAGGGCGCGCCCTTGTGGTCGGGATTGAAGTGGACAGCGGTCTTAGTGGTGAAAGTGGACTTTTTCATGGTTTTTTTCTCCTTTTCGTTTGGGTTTGTGTTCCCTTGATTTCTGACTAGATTGTATCATATATTTTCCGGTCTGTCAAGCACAAAAATCATTTTCTTTCACTTTTTTCATTCGTCATATTATACAAAAAATTCTGCCCCATTTTGTGCAAACTGCCGGATCGTCCACGGTGCCGTGCGTATCAAGTTAGCACCGGCTAACCACCCGGGTGGGTTTCCGTAAATGGCGGACACTGTCCACGCCCGGCGGACGGGCCCTGGAAACAAATATCCACGAAATGAATTTTTCAATCCACGAAATCAATTTTTCAAAATGGAGTTCTCTAATTTTCTCGCCATCCAAAATTTGACTTTTTTTCGCCATTATGCTATAATATATACATAAGGGAACCGTATACGCCCATCTCTCCCGTATATATTCCCCACCCTATAATTGCACGCACAAGGAGAATATACGAAATGGCACAAAATCGCCTGCACCTAAACTTTTCAATCAGTTCAACTTCCGAGCGCAAAGACTTCGTAGACTAGTATGTCCAACGTCCTGAATTCATATCCAAGCCGCTTACGGAAGATGAACTCGAAACTATTGCCAACTATATACTTTGGGGCAAAGATGAAGATGGACAAAATTGCACCCAACGTGGTGAGATCCAAATTGAAACGCGCAACAAAACGTGGCAACGCGATGACACTGAATCCCTCGACGCAATGATGGAATCCCCAACATTTAATGAGGCTTCGCTACGTAAGCCCACCGAAGCGCGCACTCGAATTCCACGCGAAGTCTTTGACCGTCAAAAGGCTCTCGAAGAATGTCCAGCACATATGCGCGCTGTATTCCAGGACCTCTTCGACCGCATAGATAAGCTGGAAATGTCCATCCACTTTTATGAGTTCGCGCACGGCAAACGCAAAGAAGGACCTCGCGCGGCACTCACGAAACGTTTTAGTGAGTCAGAAATACACGCTGCAGAACAAATCGCCTCAAAATGGAATCAATACAAATATTTAAAACAAAGACATTTAATAGTCGAATTGCGCCGTGAGCAGTTTACATTGCGCGATTCATACATCGAAAAACATTTGCGCCATACCCCGCCAGAACCCGATTTAGACCCTGTTCATCTAGACTTTGATGCCGAAATCCCCGTATTTCCACTTGGCCTAGTGGGGGCACCCTTTAGTGATTTGGTATTTAAGCCGGACGATAAGCTAAATCCCTATACCTATACAGAAAAGGAACTCGACACACTAACACATCACTATTGGAATAAAAAGTCGCAATCGCGCCCTCTACTCTTCTTTGACTTTGGAGAGTTAGAACACGTCTATGAACTCTTTGGTTAGTTAAATGAGCTTGAAGAAGAATTAGACGACTTGCCCATCGAGTCTAACTTGAAGAAATTGTTAGATACTTTGAAATATTATATAAGTCTAACCGATTTAACTGAAGCCTAGTAGGAAATACTTGACTTGAAAATCAACAAGACCAAAAATTAGGATATTGCTGATATCATCAACAAGAAATACGGCAAATCCTATACGGCTAATTATATCAGCACGATCTTCCGTCAAAAGATAATTCCTCGCATTAACGAAACCGCTTAGTTCCATGCACTCATAATTGAAAATATGTGTTTTGAAGAAAACTTTAAGAAATGCAATGGATGTGGAAAAATTCTACTTGCGGATGCCGAAAACTTTGTAAGGAAGTCTCGCTCAAAAGATGGCTTCTCAACCAAATGTAAAAAATGTGATCGTGCTGATAGACAACGAAAGAAGGTGGATAAATGAGTTAGTTTTTTAGATCAAATTTAGAAAAGGACTTTGAGTTCTTTGTAAAAAATATTACGCATCTACAACCTGCGGAATTCTGCGGCCTTGCCAAAGTTTTGAGTGTTTCTATGGTAAGACAGGAAAAATTAGTTGGACTTACTAAGGAAGATATTGAGAAGATGGGCTTAGAGGAGCAAACTGAATACATGGCTGAGTTTATGGTTCCTATGGATGAAGTGCTTGAAAAGATGATGAATAGATTTTTAGAATTGCCGAAACGTAGACGCAAAGAAATTAACCAAATCTTAAAGGACGTTAAGAGAGGTAAGTAAAATGGGACTATAGCCAAACATTGCGCGAAAGCGAAATTTTGCTTTAAAACAATGTAATCGATGTGGCGGTTCATTTACTTCTGATGCTTTCGCGCCTACTAAATCTATTTTTTATCGCGATGCCTCTTTGCCTATTTGTAATAGTTGTATTGAAACTTATTTAGTCGATGTTGATTTTAATTGGCGCGAAGTGGATAAGTTATGCCAATGGGCCGACATTCCTTTTGTTCCTAGAGAATGGGAAAGATTGCGCGAGATGAACGGTGACAAAGTTTTTGGCGTCTATGCTGAAGTATTTGCGCAAAGCGAATACGAAGGACTTGGTTGGGACGATTATTATAAAGCTTTTAAAGACTTGAAGGCTACTGGTGATATTGATGATGAATTACCCGGAATCGCTGATCAAAAACGTAAACAACTTCAAGAGCGCTGGGGCGCCAATTATGATGATGAAGCTCTGCGCTATTTAGAAAACTTGTATAATGGTTTGATGACTACTCAAAACGTTAACGGCGCGCTGTAGGTTGACCAAGCTATTAAAATCTGTAAGATGTCTTATGAGATTGACAACCGAATTCGCGAGGGTGCAGATTTTGACAAGTTACTTGCATCTTATGACAAGTTAGTCAAAGCTGCGGAATTTACTCCCAAGAATGTTAAGAACATTAATGATTTTGACTCCGTTGGTGAATTGATTAAGTGGTTGGAAAAGAGAGGATGGAAGAATACTTATTATGATGGTGTGACTCGTGATATTGTAGATGAAACCATCAAAAACTTCCAAAACTTCAACTAGCGTCTATACACAAATGAATCTGGTATTGGCGAGTAGATTACTGAGCGTATTAATGCTTTAAAACAAGCTAAACAAATTGAAGAAGAGTCTTATTATGGCACCAATAAGTCATATGACCTAGATGCCTATGACGACGAAGGTTATGCCAGACTTGTTAAAGACGAAGAATTCGATCCTGGTTTTACGGAGGAAGATGTTTAATGGCTATAATTCATCCTCCGATAGAAAAACTGGTTGATTCCAATATTAAAGTAGGAGTGCGCGAGGGCACAACCATTGATAAGGGTATCATCCTTAATGAACATTATCTTACATCGAACCTGGATGAGATTGGCGGGGTTATGTCGATTTTCTCGGCATACCCTGACCTCTATCTTGATCTGATTAAACCACAAGATTCTTCTTTTACTTTGTTCTTTTATCAAAGAATCACATTGCGCGCATTGATGAGATTTAAGGATGTTTATGTTACCGCGCCTCGTGCGTTTTCAAAATCTTTTATCACCATTCTTGCAATGATTCTATAGTGTATATTTATTCCTGGCACAAAGCGCTTTATTTGCGCGCCTAATAAAACCCAGGCTGCACAAATTGCAAAAGAAAAAATTGTTGAAATATATGACAAATGGCCATTACTTCGTAAAGAAGTCATTGGCGGCGATATTAGCGATACTCCCGGTAATTTTGGTAAAGACTATGTCACCCTTAAGTTCCGTAATGGTTCACAATTCGATGTTGTTGGCGCCCTTGACTCACAACGTGGTGGTCGTAGACATGGCGGCCTTATTGACGAGGTGCGTGATCATGAAGAGGGGCCAATCAATGAAGTCGTTCTTCCCCTTATGAACGTTTCTCGTCGTTTACCTGACAACACAGTAAATGAAAAAGAGCCAAATCAATAGAAAATATATATGACGTCCGCCGGCGTAAAAACTTCTTTTGCATATGACTTGTTAATCGATGACTTTATAGATTGTATAATTCACCCCGATTCCACTTTCGTATTCGGTTGTGATTATCGCGTCCCCATTCTTCATGGCCTACTTGATAAAACCTACATTAACAAACTAAAAACCTCAAGTTCCTTCAGCGAAGATTCTTTCGCTAGAGAATATGCTTCAATCTGGTCTGGTTCATCTGAAGAGGCTTGGTTCAATTTCGATAAAATGTCCAAATATCGTAAAATAAAGAATCCAGAAACGCACTCAAATTCTAGAGCCAATTCCGACCAGTTCTACTTATTATCAGTGGACGTTGGTAGACTAAATGACCAGACTGTTTGCTGTGTGTTCCGTGTTAATGTCTCTTCCGATGGGAGATATTACGCTACGCTAGTCAATCTTTATGTTCTAGGCAGGACAGCAGAAACCAAACCTTTCCGCATCCAAGCCATGGACATCAAGAAAATCATCAAAAAATTTAACCCGCGCGAAGTCGTCATCGATACTAACGGCTTAGGATTGGGTATTGCTGATGAAATGATTAGCTCGCAAATCGATGAATTTGGAAACTATTATCCTGCCTATGGCTTTCATAATGATGATGATTATCTCAAGATTCAACCAAAAGATGCGGTCCGTATCCTATACGGTATTAAAGCCAATGGCCCGCTCAATTCTAAAATTCATGGTAATGCTTACACGCGCATCAATTCTGGTTTAGTACGCTTTTTAATAAAAGAGCAAGAAGCCAAAAATGCTCTACTGGCCACAAAAATAGGTCAAAAGATGACGGTCATGCAACGCGTATAGCGCCTAATGCCACATGAGATGACCACAAAACTATTTGAAGAAATGGCTAACTTGCGTTTAAAAAAGACTGGCGCGAGCCTGGATATTGTTCTTGAGCAGATTAATCCTCGGTATCCAAAGGATAAATACTCCGCTTTTGCTTATGGCCTATGGCGCATAAAAGAAATCGAAGAAGAAACTCAAAAACGTAAACGGCGCCGCAGTGGAAAAACACGTTAGCTAGTTTTCTGTTCAGGAGGAGTCTAAGATATGAGTGAAACAGTTAATAATCAATTGACGAGACTTCATAACTTTGACCTCGCCTCTTTTAAAAAGTCTCAGACTGCTATGATTGCCACCAGCGATTCTGCCTATGGCAGTCGCTTTGGCAACGCGCAGTGGGTGACCCGAGTAAAAGACTATACAGAAGATGAGGTAAAGAAAATTATTGAGTCAGGTTCGTTGCTTGAGCAATAGCGCCTTTCTCGTAATTATTTCAACAAGGATGGCTATTATAGATAGCTTATTTTATACTATGCTACATTGCTTAAATATACCGGATTATTAATACCTAATCCAGCTCCGGGTAAGAATCTCTCCACTTCTCATATCCAAAAGAAATATTTTCAAGCAATGGACTATGTAGATAAGATGCATCTACAAACCATCTTTGTAGAATGGGCTTAGAAGGTCTTAGTTGATGGATGCTTTTATGGTGTTGTCAGCAAGGTTGATAAAACCCATTTTGCTGTATTGGCTTTGCCAACAGCCTACTGCCAAACCCGATTTAAGGATGTCGCCGGTAATGATTTAATAGAATTTGATGTATCATACTTCAGAACCATTACCGACAAACAAAACTTAAAAGCAGCGCTAGCTGCTTACCCGGATTTTATCGTATCTGCTTATAAGAAATGGGATAAAGGCAAATTACCAAGCAAATGGATCGTGATCCCCTCCGATATTGGAATTTGTTTTCCAATGCTAGATGGGCGTCCTTTCTTCTTGAGCGTTATTCCTTCTACTATCAAATACGATGATGCAGTATCAACTGAGCAAGAAAGAGAAAAGGAAGAAATTAGAAAGATTTTAGTTCAAAAAATTCCGCATCTAAATGATGGTCGTCTGCTATTTGAACCAGACGAAGCCGAGGAAATGCACCGCGGCGCGGTTGGTATGGTTAGAAATAACAAAAATACAACTGTTTTAACTACTTATGCTGATGTAGATTCTATTACATCTAGAGGCTCTACTGAAAACGCAGGTAGTAATACTCTTGAAAGTATGAAGCAAAACATTTATAGCTAGGCTGGAGTTAGCGGTGAAATCTTTGCTGCTACGGGCGGTAACACTACCGAGACGTCTATTAAGTATGACACCGCTGTAATGATGTATCTTGCAAATAAATTTGCACGATTCGTAACTAACGTAATAAATGATAATTTTGCTAATTCGAATGTTAGTTTTAAATATACCATTTTACCAATCACCCATCAGAACGAGGCCAAGTATATAGATGGTAGCTATAAATTAGCTACTGCTGGCTATAGCCTAATTGTGCCGGCTTTGGCGCAAGGACTAAGTTAGAAAGACTTGGTGAACATCAAGGATTTGGAAAATGATGTGTTACAATTAACTGAAAAGTTAATTCCGCCAAAAACCTCTTTCACTGATACTGGAGAAGATGGCGGAGAGGGTGGCCGTCCAACCAAAGAAGTTGATGAAAAGAAAGATTAGACGATCAAAAACGAAGAGTCTGTCGAAAAGTCGAATACACAAGGAGGCTCTGAATAATGCCAGAAAACATTATTACAGACTTTCCCGTAACGATTTATGGAAATTTAGAAAAATATAGCGAAACAATTTCCAAAGGAAGATGCCGTGTTTTTTATAAATATGGCAATCGCAACGGTACATATATTACTGATGAATTTGCTGAAGAATTACTTTCTACAATTCCCTACGCACCAGTAAAGGGTATTTATGAGTTTGAAGAAGATGATTATACCGATCACGGTAAAAAGCGTAGTGAAGGTCGTATTTACGGCATTGTTCCAGCAGATCCTCATGTGACTTGGGAAGAGCACGAAGATGAAGACGGTGTGGTTAGAACCTACGCTTGCGTAGACGTCCTTATTTACACTGGTCTTTATACTGAAGCACATGATATCATCGGCAAAAGTCAATCTATGGAATTATATTCCCCTTCTATAAAAGGTGATTGGAAAATTATTAATGGCAGAAAGTTCTATGTCTTTTCTGCTGGTCAATTTCTAGGACTGCAAGTACTAGGTGATACCGTTGAGCCTTGTTTTGAGGGCGCTGCCTTCTTCTCCTTGTACGAAGACTTAAAAAAGATGGTGGCTTAGATTGAGAAGTACAATCTAAATTTGCATAATGGAGGGAAAAAGATGCTTAATTATAAGTTATCTGATAATGCCAAGTTCAATGCTATCTGGAGCCTGTTGAATGTAAATTATACTGAGGCAGGACAATGGTTAATTGAATATGACATTTGTGAAATTTATGATGAATATGCTGTTGTAAGAAACTACTCTGAAGGCATTTTTGAGAGAGTATATTACACTAAGAACGATGAGAATGATTCCGTTGAACTTGGTGAACGTGTTCGCTGCTACATCATGGATGTCAGTGAGGCTGAAAAGACTGCTCTTGAAGCTCTTCATGGTTTAAACAACAATACCTATGAAAAAGTGGATGAAAATTATTCCGCCGCTTTAACTGAAGTAGAAACTAAGACCGGTGAACTGAACACCGCTAATTCTGCTTTAGAAGCTAAAATTGTAGAGTTTGATACTCTTACCGAAACTTATAACACAGAAAAATCTGAGAACGAAACCAAAATTGGAGAGTTGAATAATAGCATCGCTACTTTAACTACAGAAAGAGATGATGCGCTTTCTCAATTAACCGAGTCTCAGAATACTGTGACTAGCCTGAATGAAGAAATCGCTAGTTTAAATTCTTTCAAGGCAAGAGTGGAAAAGAAGGAAAAAGAAGCTATTATTGCTAAGTATACCGCGCGAATTGATGCCAGCATCATTGAATCTTACACTGCTAAGATTGATGAATATACTGACGCCAAGAGCTTGGACAAAGATTTAGCATATGAGCTTGTTTCCAATAATCCATCTGTCTTTACCGCGCAAGGCAATCCACAACCCGCATACGTCCCTAAGGACAATGGTGCTAGTGGACTAGAAGGAATTCTAGACAAGTATAAGAAATAATTGGAGGTTATCTCAATGGCTTTAAAGAGATTTACAATCGACGGCTATGGTCAGCTAGAACTGAACGCCGTTGCTTTCCGTCGTAGCGGCCGCATTGAAGCTCAGTGCGCTCTAGACGCTACCGACTTTGCCGAAGTACCTGCTGAAAATGGTATGCTTCTGGCTGTTGACAATGTCAACCGTGTAGTTAAGTTTGTTAAGGAAGGCAATATCTTCCCCGTTGCTCTAAACTACACTACCGAGCATATGTACGACGAGCGTCACAATGCTCTAAAGGATTTCAAGCTGGAGCGTGGCTCTTTCCTACCCCGTATGGGTTATCAGGGTCCCAGCGACAAGTACACCACTAACTGCTTAGCTTATGATACCGAAGAGTTTGCTGATGATGATGCTCTGAAGGCTGCTGTTGAGGATGTTAAGAACGTTCCTCTATATGCCAAGGCTTGCGCTAATGGTGCTCACCAAATTACCAAGATTGCAGATGGCGCCCTATGCTTGGTTCTGGCTGCTACCACTATGCCTGACGGACAGTTCGCTGTCAAGTTCCAGGCTCTATAATTCACAGGAGGTAAAGTGTAATGGCTACTATTAAAGAATTAAAAGATTTAGCTCTGCATTCCGTTCGCGGCACTGCTCCTGAGAACTACACCGTAGGTACTGTTGATGATGCTCTTCGCGGCGAGATTGCTAAGATGTGCGATTCTGTGAATAATTTCATGCGCAATCGTTATGACATCTATGATATCATCATCACCACTGCTGATGAAATCGTACCTAATAAGGTTATCGACGTTATGGGCATTTTTGCTGAAATCAAGTCCGTTCCTCAAGGACAGAAGGCTCTGTTCAAGAGAGGTATGGTCGGCCGTAACCGTGCTAAGAAGTTCTTAACTCAAGTCGGTCTAAGCGGTCTTTATGAGACCTTCCGTCTGGACAACGAGACCTTCGAACTAGGCGGCAAGGCTATCGGCGGAGCTGCTGCTATCGACTTCGAGCGTTTCCTAGATGGCGCCGACAACATGGCTGATCTGATGGATGTTATCACTGAAGGTCTGACCGATGCTGCTTTTGGCGAAGTTCAGAAGTGCTTGATTGCCGCTGCTAACGCTGTTGGTCGTCCTGATGCCAACAAGGTTATTGAGAATACCTTCAATGGTGACAAGATGTTCAAGCTAGTAAGCACTGTAAAGGCTTATGGCGGTAGCGCTGTTATCTTCGCTACTCCTGAGTTCGTTGGCGCTATGGGTCCCGATGCAATCGTTCCTGTTGGCACCAATTACCAAGGTGTTTATCATCCCCAGGATATTGATGCAATCCACAACAATGGTTACATCAACATCTTCCGTGGCACTCCCATTGTTCAGATTCCTCAGTCTTTCATTGATGAAAGCAATACCAAGACTTGGATCAATCCTCAGTTCGCTTACGTGCTACCCGCAGGTAAGGAAAAGGTTGTTAAGATTGTCTTCGAAGGCAACACTCAAGTTTGGGATCTGAAGAATCCTGACAACTCCATGGAAATCCACACCTATAAGAAGATGGGCGCTGCTATCCTGACCCACCACAACTGGGGCATCTATCAGAATACCAGCATTCCCGATACTTCTGATTTCCCCTACGGCCTTTAATTTGTACTAAAGGGGAGAGGTAACTCTCCCCTTATTTTTAATTTTTGAGAGAAAAGGAGAGTTCATGTAATGAATGATAGAGTAATTGTAACAAGTATGGTTTCCGGCAATGTCGGTCTAACCCTCCCCCATCTGCGTGTAAATAAGACTTGGCCCAAGAAGGATACCAAGCTACCTATTGAAAAGGATATTCTACGTGAAGCCATTTATGAGCCTGGTGTGGAATATATGTTCAAGAATGGTATTCTTTATATCGATGATATGGATTTCAAGATTGAGCTTGGTCTTGAAGAAGAGGGCGCGAAGGCTCCTACAGCTGTAGTACCCATGGATGAGAATTATTTAGCTCGTGTTCTGAAGCGTATGCCTGTTGCTGAGATGAAGCAAGCAGTTAAGAAGATGAACGAAAACCAAAGACGAGAAATGATTGACTATGCTGTAGAGCAGAATGATATTCAATTAGATCGTCTAAGTGCTATTAAGGAAATTACCGGTATTGACCTATTTAAGGTGATTGAATTAAAGAGACAGAAGGGGGAATAATACATGACTCCTTTTAGCAAGGTATATGATGCCTTTCACTCCCGTATCCTCGAAGATGAGTGGTATCAATGGATGTATGAAGAGGCAGAACAGGACTGGCGTCAGATTATGGAAAACGCCATTACCTGGTTTAAATTTCCGAGAGTTTCGCTTGAACATGACGAAAACGGCTTCGTAGATAATTTAACTCAAGCAGAGATTCAAATTATTGCAGATTATATGAAATGTGAATGGTTAAATCGCTGTATCATGACTTGGGAGAATGTTAAGCCTTTGTACGAAGAAAGAGATTTCTCTCAAGCTAATTTACTTGATAAGTTGGAGAGCTCGCTAGAATCTGAAAGAAAAACTGCTCAATGGAGAGAGTCTATTTATTATCGCTCCCGCGGCGGCAAGCCTTTTGATTTTAGTAGGCTGGCAGGTGAACAATGAATACTCAAGTAAAAGAAGCTTATAATAATAAGCTAAAGAGCAAGCTATTCGGTCTTTTGTGCGAAAGAGAGAAAGGACGCGAATGGGAAAAGTTTTTAGATTCTATTCTAGTCGAATTGATGGGATACAGCGAAGAGTCTAAGACTATTAACTATTACATTTTATTTTATAAACTGTCTACTTTGAAATATTTGAGATATGAATATTTTCGAAGCACTATTTTTGACTGCATGGATTTAATCTCTAAATGAGTGGTAATTATTATGAAGATGTTTATTTGAAACGTCTTAATCGATATGGCTATGATTATTAGAGTCGTGTTCAGGCTTAGCGTGAGCGAGAGTTTGAAGGCAAACTTTTAAAGAGTGTTTACCGTGTTGACTTTGAGTTTGAGGGTGAAATGCATCCCGCAACTTTAGAGAGATATAAACAGGATGAAACTGAGCTCATGCAATATTTGCTCACTAGAGTGAGCCTAAATCTTCCTAACGGGACTATCTTAATGATTCCCGATAAAGATTAGGTGCCGCAGCCATGGCTTGTTTATTGGCTAGAGTCCATTAAAGCAAGCGGATACAATAGATATATTGTCTTAAAGATGACGCATTATATTACTTGGTATGATCGTGATAAAACATTGCGTGAATCTTGGTGCTATATGTATGGTCAAGAAGACAATATGCTAAAAGATGAGTTGCGGTCTAGAAGTCGTATGGATGCACTATATACAGAAAACTTGAAGATGAGTTTCTTTGTAATGCCAACCAATGAATATCTTCGCAAAGATGATTATTTAGAAATTGGTGAAGGCAGATTGCGCGAGGCATATAGAGTTACTGGTTATGATATACAATCCACTCCTGGAGTTGAGTATGTAACTGTTGACCCTGTATATTTACGTGATCACACTCCCGCGCCAGAGCAAAAACCTGGTGACGATCCAGAAGACTACTATTGGTTAAATGGAGGTGAGAGTTAATGGGTGTACGTAATTGTGCTGAAATTGGTGAAAACCTACAAAAGATTGTCAAAAGACTAATGGCTAATGACAATCTGGTTAATTTGCTGTATTATACAGACAAAGACCCATTAAGTCAACCCCACTTAACCGACCAAGAGAAGAAAGAAAAAGTTTTTGAAAAGTTAATAAAAATAGTTCCTAGAGTTGGCCCAAAAGAGACTGCTAATTCTATTATTGCCATAAGAGTGGTTAGTGGTTCAAAATTGAAATCTAATACGGAATTTCGTAATGTAAAAATAGCGGTAGAAGTTTTTGTTCCATTGACTCAATGGATTATTAAAAATACTAACTTGCGTCCTTTTGCTATTCTTGGTGAAATTGAAAATTCGCTAGAAGGTAAAACCGTTAATGGCTTAGGCAAAATTGATGGCGGTAATTTTGACTTAAACTTCTTAACAGAAGAAATAGGCGCATATGAGCAAACTTTCTGGATAACCACTTATGAATAAGGAATTATATTTTATTTGCAAGCCTAGTGAATTTAAACCAGGCATAAAAATATATCCGCCAACTGTCGAGGAAGTTATTACGAATCCTCAGTATGGTACTTATGGAAGACTTTTAACTTACTCTCAAGAAGAAGTAGAAGATGAATTTGTTGAAGCTAAAAAGAAGCTTGAGGTTTATCCTACTCCTTTAGAGTTTATGTTGAATAATAGTTATCACAATAAGTAGTATGATACTGCCTGCAAGGAGGCTTTTAAATTTTTTATTCATGAAGAGGTTACTTTTCTTTATGAATAGAAGTTAATTGTAATTGGAAAATTAGAAAATATTTTAAAAGAGGCCTAGACAGTAGATGATTTAATATTGCTTAAAGAAGAAGAGTTTTTTAACTTCCAAAACGCAATTCGTGAATGTATTGGGAAAAAGCCCGTAGAGCCTCCCAATCCTAACGAACATCCGAAAATTAAGGAAATGAAACGTAAAGCACGATATAGAGATAAAGTAAAGGCTAAGTAGGCAGCCAAAAGCAAAGATGGAATTACTTTATTTACTACAATGGTTTCAATTTGTTGTATGGGTTTAGGAATAACCCCACTTAATATCGGAGAGATGAGTTATGTCGCATTAGAAAGTCTTTTGCGAAAGTATCAAGAGAAAGAAAAATATGATCTTGATATTAGTAGCTTGCTTGCTGGCGCGGACTCGAAAAAAATAAAACCCAAGTATTGGATTAGAAATTTTGAAGAATAATTAGGAGGCTTTTAAATGGCTATTGATATTCTTGCTAGATATGGCATTAAGGAAGTTGCCGACGTTACCTTCTACAAGATTAAGGAAAATGGCGAGCCCGGCGCTCCTGTTCTGTATTTAGATACTTTAAAGGTTTCTACTATTGAGCAGACTGCTGAAAACACTTCCGCTCGTGGTGGTAAGGGCAACCCTGAATTAATCATGTGGGATTATGGTAAGGAAATTACCGTCACCCTAGAAGACGCTTTGTTCTCTGCTAAGTCTATGGCTTTGATGTATGGTGTCAATGTTGATGCTGACTCCGAAGATTTTGGCGCAGAAACTGAGGTTCTAAAGACCTGGAAGAAGTCCCAGATTATTGGCGGTAAGTTCTTAGTCAATGGACAGGAAGTTACCCCCTCTAGTCTTGTATATTATAACGACAGAGGCGAAGAAATTAAGGGCGAAGAAGATGCAGCTCCCGCTGATTATGCTTATGTAACTGGTAAAATCGCTGTTGCTGGACAGAAGATCGTTATTTCTTCTGATAAGTTCCCTGGCACCTATTATGTTACCGGAGATACCTATGCTCGTTCTGAAACCACTGGTGAAGATGAGTTCTTCCAGTTTATTGTTCCTAAGGCTAAGATGCAATCTGAAGTTACCTTAACCATGGAAGCTGAAGGCGATCCTTCCACTTTCAATATGACTTTAAAGGTTCTACGTCCTGAGGACGGCGACATGATGAAGTTGGTTAAGTATAGCTTAGACGATGGTACCGCAGAAGCTGTTGGCTAATTAACTAAATAGCTTAAAAAGGAGGATGGCTGGTCTATCGTCCTTTTCTTTTATGGGAGTGAAAAGAGATGAATACAGAATTCGGACTGAAAGAATTGTATGATTTAACTCTAAAGGCTACTTATCCTATAGAGATGGAGGGTCGGAAATTCGAACCCGGCGAAGTTATTGCTAGATTTGATAAAATTCAAATAGCAAATTTTAGAGAGCTAACATCTCGCGTGAGTGCGAATGGTGGCAAACACAATCCTGCGCTTGTGGTTTGGGAAGATCCTAGAGAGATTTAGTTGACTTTTACCTAGGGAGTTTTTTCTAAAAGATAGCTTGCTTTACTAAGTAATGCTAATCTAATTAAAACTGCGCCCGCTGATAAAATTTTAATTTCGGCGCATTTCAAAGGAGAAAGCGATGATGAGGGTATAATTCAACTAGATAAAGAAAATGTGTCAAATGTTTTTGTATATAATGCTAAAACATTTGAAAAAATAAAACCAATAAATGTTGATTTAGAAAAAGGAGTATTGGTTATTGATCAAAATTATTGTGATGTCGAAGTGGATTTTCAGTATGAATATACTAATGATGTTTCAGTAATGAATATTGGTCAAAAACTTATTGGGGGTTTTCTTCTATTAGAAGGAAAAACAAGAGTAAAAGATGATATAACTGGCAAAACTCGCACTGCGATTTTGCGAATCCCACGATTAAAGTTAGTATCTGATTTATCTATGCGTCTAGGACGTGAGGCTGGTCCATTATTAGCTAATTTTGCGGCAGTTGGTTATCCAGTTGGCAATGGCAAGAGTTAGAAAGTTATGGAAATGCTTTTTCTAAATGACGATATAGATACTGAAATGTGAGTAAGTCAGTATTAGCTCTGTGTGGGCTAATACTGATTTT